GCGCCGCCTCTTTATCATGCGTGCTGTGACCATGGGCCAGCCCGCGCTCTGTCAAATACGCATCAAGATACGCGACGCTGCAGTAGCATTGCGCATTTGATAGGCCTGTACCATCCTCGACTATTATAGCCATGATTAGTCCAAAATCTTACGTATGATATTGACAGTAAATGGCACTGCAGAACTGGTAAAAGTGAGCGCGCCTAGCGATGTATCTTTCATTGTTTTCTTTGCCCCGCCGATTGGGTATGACCCATCAGTAAGAGCAACTGCCGTGCTTGATGAAAACGGGCCGGTACCGGTAACAGTTACCGCCGCAGTATTGCCGACAACCTCAATATCAAAATTCGCTTGCTCGAAAACCAGCATAGCTTCGTCTGCATTCCCAATCTGCCGCAAATTGACAACAAGCGGGCTAGATGCAGCGGTGTAACTTTTTGCGTGCAAATTTTCGCGCATCACTTGCCCCTTACTATTGACTGGCCTTTTACTTTTGCTGCCTTGTAGTTTATTTTTTCGTTTAGAGCGGCCTGCTCGCGCAGTATATCCATGATCGACATGACAACTACAGGCGCTTGTTCCTGCTCCTGCACTTGATCATCTTGCGCTTGTTCCAATTGATCTTCATTTGACATTTTAAAGCCCTCAAAAAAAATAGGGCGGCGATTATGCCGCCCTTATCAATTAGCCGTTTGTAACCAAAAACGCAAGTGGGATATTTTTACGCGCAATTACTCGCGCCCATGTTGTTGCCGCTGCTAGCTCGGTCGTATTAAATCCACCCTGACCTGCAGGCGTACCAGTGTTTTGATAGCCGTATGGGTGCAAAATCCAAGTTTTGCGCGTCCAAAGATTCTCCACGCCAGCGCCATTACCCTGTGCTGCTTTGCGCTCAAGCTCAACTGGATTAAGTGGAGAACCCTCGCCATATCCAAATGCGCCAGGACCAAACAGGATGCTAGTAAAGCGAGGAGCCGCATCGCCTGAACCGCTGCCAGCCGCTGGAGTGTACGGCAGTGAGTCATCCATTATGATGCGTCTACCGAGATAAGTAGCCAGCAAAATATTGCCCTCAGAGTCCTTGACGTAATCAATATCATCATTGTCAACCATGCGCTTCATGATTGCCGAGTGCACAGCAATTGCGGTTATTCCGTCCACCATATCGCCAAGGCTAAACGCCGCAGTTGTAAAGTTGGAGCGAGTGAACACAGTATTTGAAGTCACGTTTGCATTTGTTGCACCTGCAACGCTGTGCACCATGTCGCTGGAGCTTGCCGCGATGTTGTCGGCCAGAACACCGTTTGCTGATGCAATCAAGCGGCGCTGCCATTGGCGTGCCCAGTAGCGATCTACACGAGATCGAATGTGCTCCATCGCGCGCGGCCCCATTGCCAATTCAGAAGCAAGGTCTGAAGCTGAAAACCCTTTATTTAGGTTTGCCTTGCGCGAAATCTGCTCGCCTTGAGCGACCTTTTCAACGCCAGCCTCGACAGTAGGATCTGATGAGGAAATGTTAGGTGCTGAACTCTCATCAATGTCATTCCAGAATGGCAGTTCTGCGACCTTGCCCGCTGCGTTTGCAAGCTCATTAAGAAGGGGCGAGCTTGTCACAATGCCAGACTGGAAAAGCTCGGTTTTTTCCACGCCGTTTACTGACGGGAGATCCTGGAAAACTCTTACATCGATAATGTCAGATAATTGTACAGTAGCCATGATTATGCCTCGGTGCTTTTGTAATCTTTAAGTAAGCGATCATATTCAGCGGGGCTTGTCGCCCTTAATGCTTTCAATTCTGCGCCAGTGTAATCCGTGTATTTCTTCGCGGCACCGCCGCCATTTCCATTACTACCGTTTGCTAGGCCGCTTGTTGCTAGCGGCTTATTGCGCAACCGGTCAAAGGCTGGATCTTTTGCCAACTCAGCAATCAATCCAGACATATCAAGAGACGTGGCACCGCCAGCCTCATCTAAAAAAACTCTTTTTTCCGTTTCGGGATCCACCGAAATTCGATCCTCGATCATTTTTTCAAACAGTTTTATGCTGTCATCAAAAACCTTCAATTCTTTTGCTATTGCACCAATGATGCTTTTGCGCTCTGTCGCAATATATCGCTTGTCGCGCGCATCAATTCGCGCCTGAAACTCTTTCAGGGTTTCGCCATGCCTGCGAGTGAGATCCGACACAATTTCATCGACCTTGCCTTCCTTTTTTAACTTTTCGAGAGCTGCGGCTTCGGCGGCTTCGGCTGCCAACTGGCTTTTGCTCTTGTACTCGTTAAGCTCGCTATCTGCCTGCTTGTACTTGGTGTCAAGATTGTTGAATTTAACCTTGAGTTCGCGAACCTTGCCTTCAGCAACCGGGATATAAACCTCCCCCGATTTTTCATAATCCCCGCGCACAAACTCGGGTAACTGCTCAAACTGTTCTACTGTTAGTTCTGCCACCGGCAAACCCTCAAATTATGCGAGCACCGCCCGCGTCAATGTAATGTTATAACAATTAACTATTCTTTACAATAGGCATATCGCCCGCCTCGCTGTCAAGCTCTGCGAGTATTTGCTCAGCTTTGCCAATCGTAAACCCGCCCGCTACAAGCTTGCGTTGCGCCTCTGCCAGGCTGATCAATCGATTATTTAACGCTGCGATCACTGAGTTAATCTCCTCCGCTGTCATAGTCACTGCGACAAATTCGCGGGGTAGTTTTAACTGGATTTGCTCAAGATTTGCCTCGATATTGTCCTGCCCCCAAAGCCCCTCAAACATGCCGCAATACAAAATCACTCGCTTTAATGCTGCCTCTGTGTTTTTGACAATCATGCTCATGACTGCGGTAGAGTTTTTATTGTCGATTACTGATTTTGTTGCGGTTACGTCTGCGCCTTGGGCTGGGTCATTAATGATCGCACCCACGGCACGAGCTCGCTTGTCGCTTGCTTCAAAGTAGTTTTCGTAAGGCTCGAATTCGCCGTTTGCGCCCAGCATGGTAGGCACAACCCCGTCAGGCAAGCGGTTTTCAACGCCTATACCAAAGGCAAAGTATGCCCGTCCATTCAGCGCCTCGAATATTTCCGCACCGTTATCAGGCCAGCCGGTGCTGCACAGTGTAGGCTGATAAAATCGCAGCGACTCTTTGTAATCCGCACTCATCCGATAACGATACAGCGACATCATGCAAGTGGGGTACAAATACCCAGGACGGCGCGGCAATGAACCTGCGGGCCACTCCTCGTCAACTACTATCTCCGCAGGAATCCACTTCAGGGGCGCACCGCTTGGCTCCTTGATATAAACCGGCTCCCCGTCTTTGATATACACATCAGTATCACGCACGTATTTTTGCTGATAGTAGTCGCCGTTTTCGTCCAGCGCTAAAACAAGATAGGTTTTGACATTGCGCCGGGCAAACAGATTGCTGCGCTCTGTTGACTCCTCAACAAGCACCATCATTGACAATTGCATACGCCCATTGACGCGCTTAAATTCCCAGTCAATTAGAGATTCGCGGTTGTACATTTTGATGACTGCGCGGGGGTTTTGCTCTTTTATGTCGGCGAGCGAAACTGCCTCAGCGTCAACATTGGTCAACCCTTTATAATCCGCAACAAGGATATGAAACTTTACCTGCAAATTATTGCTGTAAATGTTTTCTGTTGCGCCTGACAGCGGCATCCCGTCCCCGTCAATGTCATCAACCAAGTATTTTAGCGCCTCTGGTAGCTCCGCCTCGATCTCGCCCTCCAGCATTTGTCCAATCATCGACGTGAGCGTAGTCGCCGGATACTCATCAAATTCTGCGCCATCCAAAAACGCATCATACCGCGCCAGTTGTTGCGGGCTTTCCTGGTCGATCATGTTAGGGTGCTTGAGGTACGTCATTCGCCCGCGTTTGATTGCTGGCTCGCCTTCTACGCAATCGCGAACAGCTTTGATGTTTGCGCGCATCAGCGTGTAGTCTGGGTGCTCAGTGATTAGCTGTGTCATAGTCCCGCTCTCTTAAATGCCGCCGCGTCAAGATCGCGCAGCTCGGCCAATGTTAATGGTCTGCCTGTAATGTCGGCAAACTTATCGATAGTTAAGCCGCCCTCTTTAAAAAGCTTTGCTCGCGTTGGCGCCAACGAATCTTCGATAAACCAATCAGGCTGCCTGCGAAGCCATGCGTCCATCGTCTCGCCCGAGGAAATTTGACCAGGCTTAAAAATGTCGAGGTCTTTTTTACCGCGATACTGCAGCTCTCTTGTTGGGTCGATCTTTGCGCCCGATTTACCGCCCACCGCAGCCTTTGTGCCCTGCTTTAATTTTGCTGGATCATTAGTGTAAACGTAAACGGATCGCTCCCCGAAATGCAAAGGCAGGCGAGGGTATCTCTCGTCCGTTATCTCCCAGCTTTTGCCGTTGAGCGCGCGGCATCCCAGCGTGGTCCGGTTGTCAAACGTAGCAACAAAAACCCGGTACTTGATCACCCTGCGATTATCGATAGCCATGGCTTCACGAGCCTGATTTGCGTAGTGGCTCTGACCGGTGCGCGCCAGAACTTCGGCATTGCCCTTTAAAATGCCTTGGGTGCTTTCGCGGATTGACTTTGACATTTGCCCAACGGTTTGGCCCTGCTGAAACCCCTGAGCAATGATCCCGTTAATTTGTCTCACTGCGCTGTCGATTGACCCATTGACGTATTCGGCCCACGCGCCCGATGTGACTCGCTTGCCGCTGGTGAGGGTCATTACAGATTTGTCAATGTAGGATTTAACCTTTGCAGCGGCTGGCACGGATAATGCAGCACCAATTTCAGCGCCGGTCAACTTTGCAGCATAACCTGCTTCATATGCTGCCATCTCCTCCAGCCCTTCGGTAGCGCCATCCCAGCCCTTGCGCAACTCTTCAGCCGCCAATACGCCAATCTCGCGCTGCAACTTTTTCATGATGATGATTGACTCGATAGACTCAGCATCTAGCAGCAATGCGCGGGCCGCCTTATATGCGGCATCCAGAGATGGATAGACGTGGCTATTCAGCAACTGCGTAGTTAGCCTGGACAAATAAATCTCATGTCTGTCTGCGCTGTCAATCTGCGACATTTAAATAATCCACAATTATCACTGCTAGTGCGCGGGCCAGTTTTTCGGGATCGCCGTATTCGGCTATCGATGATTTTCCGCTGGCCAGCGCCTCCACATCGCTCACTGAAACGACCGAAACAAAATCGCCCGCATTTACGCAAAACGCGGGATCTTTTTTCTTGCGCGGAAAATCTAATACATTACTCACGGTCTACAACTTGTAGCAATTTGAGCTTTGCTCTGTCCAGCATCCAGCCGACCTCTGGGCCGCTGCTTATTGACGCTGCAAAATATTCGGACCCATCCTTATGAGTGCCGATTACGACAACATCGACAAGCTTGCCCTTCGCGTCATCCAAAACCCTGTCAGGATCCAAGTCTAGCGATGTAATGCCGGTAAAATTTACAACGTCACCCATAAAAAATCCTCATTTGATACACTATAACATAACTAGAAAAATCTTACAGGGGCGGCCTTGCCGTACGGCCTGATGATCGGTAATTCGTACGCAATAGGGTATGTGCTTGCATCGTTTTGGTGATCCTGCCCGCCTTTTTTGTCCGGCTCCCCGTTTTTGTCGTAGGCCTGTTGCTCAAAACATCTCGCAACCGTGGGGGCTTTACGAAAGTTTACCATCAGCAACCCATCGGCAAACGCTTTATTTGTGGCGTTTACCCGGTCCTTAACCATAGGGTTGGCGTCGTGTGCTTTTACTGTAAATCCTGCGTTTTTGATGAGCTTAATATCTGACTCAGCCGCACCAGTTGTTTTACGGTTTTTTCCACTTGCATCAGGATAAACAGTTATTTTGTTTTGCGGGTATCGCTCTTTGATTGCTCGGCAAATGTCCGGCGTATCGAGATAATCAACAAACTCATCTACAGCGTGCCACACCTTATCACGCATAACGTAAACAGTTGCCGCCATGTGCTCCACGTTAAAGTCCATCCCGATGCGTAACGCCTCATTGCCTTGTACGGTCTCGTTACTGTCGCATCTATCGCGATTGTAATTGCGGTATACGGTCCCGCTTGTGAGGTTGACAAACTCGCCATCAAGGTAAGCCGCCAATAGCTCTGGGCTGTATATGTCCTGCAGGCTGTCAATATAGCCATCAGGCAAGTGTGGATTTGACCTTGTGGGCGCCTGTATGATCCTGTAACCCTGTTTTGGGTCTTGCTTCCATGCCTTGTAAACGAATTTAAACCCCTCGGGAGTTGTCGTCACGCCAATTGTATTGGGCATCCCGTCAGGCTTTTTCTGCCTGTTTCTCGATAGCACGCGGCGCCACACTTCGGCCGCGTCATCAATCTTTAAAGTGTCCAGCTCGTCTACGTCAGCGTCAGCGTGTTCGTAGCCGATAATTCGCCCAGGATTATCCATCGACCTAAAAAATATATTCCCCATGCCCTCTATGGCTATGTAATTAAGCGGCGATTTATAAAGACGATAGGGAATACCAAGCTCTGTCAATGCCTCCTCGAATCGAGGAAACGCAATCATGCGGATTAGATCATAGGTTGGCTCATAAAAGCCACGATCAAGGCCGGGATAGCGAAGCTTGCCGATGATGGATCGCTTTACTGCCGCTTCCGTCTTTCCAGCGCCGAAACCAGCAACTAGGGCTGGATATGGGTCTGTTGCGGTTATGTAGTCGAACTGCGGCTTAGTCGGTTTGATCGTCGGCATACGGATTGACGATCTCGATTTTTATTGATGCAGGTGGCTGCGCATCTTCTTGCTTGTCGCACCAGCCAAAATTGTTTTTAAGATTAAAAATAACACCGGTAACAGTCTGACCATATAGCCGCTGCTCCAATGCCACCTCCACCCTAGATCTTGCCTTTTTTATAGCGGGAAAAAATTCGTCTTTGTTGGCATAGTTTGTGATTGTTCTTCTATCCACGCCAAGACTTAAAGCAAGACCGCTCATAGTCGGTGCGTACATTCTTGCCTGCTCTTTCCCACCCTCCTCAGCGCCCACATTGATATAGGCATCTGTCATAAAATATAGCTCGATAGCCTCTTCCAGCTCTTGTACTGTTCTAAACGCCAAAGGGCGCCCAACTGGATTGCTCTCTTGATCGGACACCGCCCAACCCTCTCTCTGTGTGGCACCGCCACGGATGTTACATTGTAACACTTTTGAACTTGCCTCTCAATACCGGCGGGCGGCTGTCCTTTACCGGCGTGC